CGCTAATATACCAGAGGCGATTGTTTTTTTAAATTTCATTTTTTCCCTCCCTTGTCATGTTTCTTATAAAGCTTATTTATCTCATCATTACTAAATAGCGTGTAAACGGCTTCTGCTTTTTCGCGTGAATAACCGTACTCTTTTTGTATAATTTTTATGTCAGCTGTTGCGTCAGCCTTTTTAGACCATTTAGAAAATCTACGTTTTGCAGTTACCATGTTTCTATAAAAGTCATACTGCATACGATTAGGTAGTGTATGATGGATGTTCATTTCATTAGCAAATATTACAGTATCTTTAAAATAAGATAATGATCGGTTTACTACAAAAGGAACATACGCCTTTTCTATGGAATCGGGATTTGATATTTCTAGAGATTGATCTGCTTTACAATCTTTCAGCAAATGCTTTCCCTTACGTCCATCGTTGATGGAGCTTATAAATGTAAACGGTGTTATTTTACTCATTTCCACTCAGATGAAGCCATTATTTCTGTGAGACACGCAACAGTATTTAGTTCTTTGTCTGCAACAAAACCTGCTTTGTATTGGTAATCAGCAAGGATTAGAATGATTGCTGGAATTGATTGTGGTTGAGCAAAATCATATAACGTATCATAGATTCTTCTAAAAATAACAGAGGAATCTACATCTGTGTTATTTGTAACCCAAGATCTCATACTCTTAAAATCCTTACTCTTTAAGAATCCTACTAACGCAGCGATATTTTGATCTGACAGGCCAATCAAAATATCTGAAGTAATTTCGCCAGATGATGAGTAGCGTTGACATTCATTAATAACTCTGCGCCAGTCTGGTGCATAGCGCATAATCAACTCTGCAAGAATTTTATTATTAAAGTCAACACCTTCAGAAGTAAGGATATCCTGCATCCTTTTCATAAACCCTGCGGCGAGTGCGGCAAGTTGTTTTTTTGTAGTGTTGAATTCAATAACTGAACACCTTGAATGAAGAGGCTCAATAATTCTATTCTTGAAATTACACGTTAAGATAAATCTACAATTAGTACTAAACTCTTCAATAAAACCGCGTAATGCTGGTTGTGTTGATTGTGCATTTAGATAATCAGCTTCATCAAGTATAACAACCTTCGTTCCTCCACTTAAAGAAACAGATGAAGCAAACTGCTTGATCTTAGATCTTAGAACATCAATGCCATTTTCTTCTGAAGCATTGATAATGATATAATCAAGATTTAACTGGTTACACAATGCTCGTGCAACTGTAGTCTTACCAAGACCGGCAGAACCAGTCAATAACATATTATGCATTTCTCCAGTATCAACAATTTGTTGAAAAGTCTTCTTTAGACTTTCTGGAAGAATACAATCTTTGATGGTTTGTGGGCGATATTTTTCAACCCATAGGAATTCACTTTTACTCATAAACAAATATATTTTATACTAATTTTTATAGATTGTACATACTAAAATGGCTCCGAAGGTAGGGTTCGAACCTACGACCTAGTGGTTAACAGCCACCCGCTCTACCACTGAGCTACTTCGGAATAAATGGAGCTCCGAGTCGGACTTGAACCGACGGCCTGGTGATTACAAATCAACTGCTCTACCAACTGAGCTATCGGAGCTATTATCTTACTTAAAAATATTGGCTAATCTAGAGAAAATGCCAGGACTTTTAACTTCGATATATTTCACGACTTCTTTTTCAATTACCTTCGCTTCAGGTTCAGCAAATTGAACAGGATACGTATCCTCTGGATTTCTTTTCGCACGGTTTAAAGCTTTCTCCATATCATTGTGAGTAAAGAGATACGCTTCACCATTCTCAGCGAATACATGAAAATAATTTTCCGAAGCACTCGTGCGTGATTTCTTATTTTTAATAAGCTTAATATAAGCTCTATGTGGTTCTTTTCCAGTCATAATATTTAATATTAAGGCCAGTTTAACAACTTAGCCTAGGTTGCCGGTTAACTACTCAGAGGTTTCCTCAGTCCCCTCAGCGCTAGGAGCAGACGTCGGTTTTTCTTCTTCTTCTTTTGGCGCATGGAAATTGACAAATCCAGCAAAAGAGTTTCGAATTTGACCAATAGCTTCAAGCTCTGGTCCTTTAAATGCACCGCGGGTAGAACAGAGATCAATGATCTCTGTGACTGCAGCGATTTGATTAAATGAAATCTGAGGTTCAGTTTGTTCCTCTTCATTCTGTGCGGTTTCTACTTCTTGAGTAGGTTTTACTGTTTTTTCTGACATAATGTATTATTATTGTTATGAGTTAAATGATGAATTTTTTTCGAGTGCGATCCAATATTGTGTTTTACTATTTAAACCTTTCCACTGCGAAATTAGCTTAGAACTTACGGAAATTTCGTAGTCATCTGGCAAAAGTTTTAAGTTTGAAATAAGAAATTGAAAATCATATGTACGAGATTCGCCATCTCCAATATTTAGGCGATACATATTGGCCGAAGAATTATCAGGATCTTTTACTTCTAAATAAACTTTTTCGCTATCTTCAGAAGAAGAAATAGAAACAACAGCGTGACCTAAAGCTCCGCCGGCTTTTCGAATTTCGTTAATTGTATTAGATGAAAGTTCAACTGTGAAATCAGGATCTGGCATATTCACTTCTTTTTGCGGAGAAGTAAGAATAAGAGGATCTGAGTATCGGTAATTTACTGATGCGCGATTATTCGCAATAGTCACTGAATTGTCTCCAAAATCTAGTTCTGGATCTTCAATCAAATTAAGAGCTGATAGAAATTCATTTAAATCATAGATTCCTACTTCAGTGTCAAACACTTCGCTTACAGTAACATTAGCCATAATGTTTTTTGCATCGGCAATTGTTGATAGTTTGTTTCCTTGTTTAATGACAAGGTTTGGGTTAATACCTGAGAAGTTTTTCAGGACTTCAATAGTTTCTTTACTTATTTTCATAACGAGTATATTATATAATGTTTTAGTCAGTTTGTAAATAATAAAATTCAAGCATAAACATCATGCAACAAATTGCGTGTGCGGCATGATGAATGCCGGTCTCCTCATCCAATGTTTCGCCTCGTTGCAACGCCCATAGATGACGTTGCGCTGCAGCAAAATAACGACTATCAAGATTCTCAAGATGTTGCCAATTGTTTCTGTCATATTTTTGAGCTCCGTAAGTTAACACTTTAACTACATCATCCAACGCGTTAGGCGGGATTAAACTATAGTCTGGTTTTTGTGAATCGTATTTGATTCCAGTCATTTTTTTAAAGGTTGCCTCGCCTCCGCTAGGAGGCGAGGACTTAATCAGGTTAGGTTATGCTATGAAATGTGGCTATTAACCACTGAAGTTTTTTATTGGTATGTAGATATTATATCACGTTTTGAGCAATCTGTAAATACTATTTTTCACCTTTTTTCATCTGACTGAAGTTTTTAATCTTCTCAAACTCTATCTTCATAGGAAACTTTCCTTCTAAAAGATCCTGTTTATGAGAAATAATAAAGACGTTGGTTTCTTTTCCAAGGGTATTTAGAATCTTAAGAAGATTGTCAACACCATCAGCATCCATACTTGAATCGAATGTCTCGTCCAAAATTAGTAAATTTGTATTTGCGCTGTTCTTCATACGAGCAATCTGTCTCCACGAAAAAAGTAAACTCAAATCTATCCTTTGTTTTTCTCCTTCTGAAAAAGAAGAATACGTAAATTCATCTCTATGCCGAGATTTAATTGTTTCATTGAATGAATCATCGAGGTTGAAAAGAACAAAAAAATCAAGGACCTGCAAATACTGGTTAATGAGCTTATTCATAATAGGAAGATACTGTCTGATAACTTTTGTTTTTATACCAGTATCTCTTAGCAATTCACCAATAGCATCAAAGTAAGAAGTTAATGTAGTCTGCTCAAATCTAAGTTCAAGAAGTTTTAAACTTTTTTCCTTATCCTCTGAAAGTTTTGTTTCTGCCTCAGTAGTGTCTTGAACATCGGCCTTCTGTGACAAAGCTTCAACTCTAGTTTTAAGAATATTAATTCGTGTCTCATTTTGTCGAATACTATTATTGACTTCATTAAGATGCACAATTTGAGCATACAGCTTATTTACTTCAGATTCAGATACTTTTAGTTGCTCCTTTGTATTGACATACTCTAAATTAAGAGTCTTGGCTTTGTTTTGACATTCTTCATTTTTAGAAGTTTTAAGCTCCACCGAAATATCTTGAGAACACGTGGGGCAGTGGTCATTTTTTTCGTAAAACTTAGACTCCTTAACAACGTCATCCATATTACGCTTAAGGTTAGAAATTTCTACTGTGTATGATGTTTTGTTGCTAGCAGCTTTTTCGTGACCTTCAACAGTAGTTTTATAATTTAGATCATACTCGCGTTGGAGGTCTAAGTTGCTGCCTTCTAATACAGAAATTTCTTCGTTAATGGAACTTATCTCCTTTGTTCTTTTTTCTTCTTGTGTAGAATCAATCTTCTTTAATTCTCTAATATGTGAAGTTTGAAGTTTAATTGTTTCTTTAAGAATCTTAAGTTCATTATCAGTATCGTTCATTTTATGACGGAGAGCCATAATTTTCTCTTTAAGAACACCATTCATTTTAGTGAAAATGCCAATATCGAGTAGATCTTCAATCACATTCCTACGTTGGTGTGAAGGTAATTGCATGAATGGAATAAAATTTGAAGACCCTAATACAACTACTTGGTGAAAAGATTTGTGGTTAAGTTTTAAAATATTTTGTTCAATAATTTTTTGATAGTCGCGACTGTGCGATTCCTGATTAAGTAACTTCCCATTTCGGTAAACCTCGAATATGTTAGGTTTAATTCCTCGGACAATTCTGTATTCAATACGACCTACACTAAATTCAACTGTCGTTAAACAATTTGTATTGTTGATTGAGTTTACTAATTGCGGCTTATTAATACTACGGTGAGGCTTACCAAAAAGCGCGAAAGACAATGCGTCAAGCATTGTAGATTTCCCGGCACCATTTGAACCGACGACGAGAGTGGCAGAATCTTTGTTAAGATATACTGTAGTTTCGTTATTTCCGGTAGATAAAAAGTTTTTCCAAGTGAGTTTTTTAAATGTAATCATTATATATTGTCTAAGGCTTGCGCTTCAATCAAAAGTTCTTGCATCATTTTTTTAAGAACATTAGAGTCTAAATTTGTTTCTGTCGCGTCGATATAACTATTCAACAGTGTTGGTGTGTCGTCAACTTTTACGTCTTCGTCATTAATCTTATCTCCACCATATTCGTCAAAGTTTTCTATTATCCTAACTTCATAAGGGTTGAAGTCATATATTTGCTCCATGAATTTATCAAAAACAAATAAATCTTTTTTATTAGTAACGATGACTTTTACATAAGTATTCTTTACTAAACTAGGTGTTATAGCAGGAATGTTATCTTCATCGTAGTAAATTTTTTGAAATAAAACGTTAGGATTTATAACAGCTTCAAGATCTCTAGTTTCCGTGTTAAGTATATGGAAATATTTAGGATCATTAGCGTCTGACCATGTTAATTGGTATTGAGTCCCAAGATACGTGACATTTCCTTCGCTGCTTTTAGTATGATAATGACCAGAGTAAACAGCATCGTATCTATCAAATAAAGATTTATCCATGCCGTGAGATTTGATACTCGCGTTGCCCATGTATTTAAAACCTCCTAGCTCAAGGTGGCCCATCAATACTGAAGCTTCAGAGTTTTTAATAAAGTCCATTGATTCCGCTCTATTCTCTTCACAAATCCAAGGGAGCAAACCTACGTTTAGTCCTTCAAATTTTTTAACAGTAGGGCTCAGATGGATATGAATCCTGTCGTTATATTTCTCTAAAATTTGCTCTAAAGAATTTAATTCATTTGTGTTTTTGTAATAAACGTCATGGTTGCCTGGAATAATATCCATGTGCATGTCGTAATCATAAAGCTTTTTAATAAAGACTTCAAAATTGTGTTTTAAAACTTTAAAGTTAACAAACCTGCGATGATCAAAATAGTCACCAAGATGTACAATGTCTCGTATGTCATTTTTTAGTAAGTATGGAAAGAAAACATCATCAAAAAATTTGGCAGAGTAATCTAAGAAAATATCAGACCCATTTTTTACTCCAGAATGGGTGTCATTAATTATAGCAAGTCGCATATTATAAAAACTCGTCTAGTAAGCCATTAATTCTCTTTTTTGATCTCTTCTTCTTTTTAAGAGTCTTACCAAAATTCTTAATAGCAGAATCTCTATCACGGATCCGTTGAGATTTAAACCTAACACGCTCAACAATGCCTGAAGCGTCTGAGAACCCACCAGTATCCATAAACCCTGAAGCACTTGCGTGCTCCATATACAGCTCTTTGATATCTTGGTGCTTTTTCTCTTTAGCAATTCGTCTTAAAAACGCGTAATATGTAATTTGTGTAAAATACGCAAAGGCATTGGGTAAGCCAGTGCGAGTTGCTTTCTTTACGTCGTAATTCATAATAGCCTTAATACAGTTTTCAACAGCATCCATAACCATTTCCTCTCTGTATGTGTATCCCGAAAAGTTTGGCTTATGCGATAGGCCCTCAGCGATTTTTAAGAAGCATGTACCGATATATTCAGTAATAATAGGTTCCTCCTCATCTTTGCTACGAGCTTCATTTGCTGAATTCACATAGTCAACAACTGATCCAGAAAACTGTTTATTGTTTACATAGTGTGGTTTCTCACTAGGTTTCTTCTTCTTCATAATTATTTTATATATTATACACTAAATCACACGGATGTAAATACTTTTTTACATGGTTGTGCATTTTTTTATTTACAATGTTTGCTGTATAGGGTATAATATTCTTAGAATAACAAAAAAGCTCTAATTGTTGTATGGTTTCCATTTGTTCCTCCATTCCAAATCTTTAGGCTCATCATAATCATATAATGCCTCGTAGCCTCCATCAACTTCGCTAGTATCTAGATTATCAATATCATCGGTAAATACTTTGTCTAATATAATACCAATCTCCTTTTCAGTCAAATTATCTTGGAGATTAAGCTTGATAAGATATTTGTGATATTGTATTTGAATGTCTTCACTTACTGCAGCAGATGCAATTATATTGCTTTTCTGTATTTGAATTATATCCTCGTCATCAGTTAAAACCCATGGGATGAGGAAAGAACTTCCTTCGGGTGTTATTATTATCTCTACCGCCCCTGAAATGTAGAAAGATTGTGTTTCTTTATCATAGTGTTTCTCATTGGCTATCACACTACTTCCATCGCGCAACCGATAATTTATCAATGCGTAATTGTTTAAATAGTCTTTCAACTCTTTTTTCATATAGGTACTTCGTGAATATTGTAGATAAACTTTTCTTTAGAGTATATTTTTACACGCTCAATAGCGTGATTTAGTGTATAGTTTTTCTTCTTTTTCCAAGAAAGATCATCGGCTAAGTCATAGATTGTAGTACCTTGCCCATCCTCTGTCTTTCTTAAACCTCGCCCAATTGATTGTAATACTCTTATCTGCGATTTTGTCGGAGATGCAAACATTATGTTGTGCAAGTTAACTATATTTATACCTGTAGAAAAGGTGCCTACACTCGCTACAATAACGGCGTTTTTTTCTTTCTCTGTAATCTCACGAATTTTTTCTCTTTCTTCTGCATTTACTGCTCCCGACACAAAAAATACTTTGCGGTCAGTACCCTTCAACCTTTCTGCAAATGCGTCATACAAAGGTTTACCATGTTTTTGCACAAGATTATACAGAACAAGTGAATTACCTTTTTGATCACATGTAAGATTGACAATAAATCTATTTCTTTTTTCGTGGGAAACTATATGATCGATTTCATCTTGGTACTTTAGTCCTCTACACAATTTTCTTTCTTCGTCTGAATACTTAAGAACTAAACATTGAATAGTTAGTTGCGCCAGTGTGTCAGAATCGATAAGCTCTTTTGTTGTAGTAACTTTATACACTGGACCAAAATTACCTTCAAGAGTCATTTGGTTTGCTATTGTATCGTCAATAGTTCCTGTGGTTCCTATTCTAAAACCAGCATTTACTAACCTGTTCATAATTGTAGTTAGCGACTTAGCTTTGAATGTGTGTGCTTCATCACCGATGATCATCCCGTAAACAGCAAACCAGGATTGTGGTAAATTAATCGCGCTTTGCCATGTAGTAACAACTACAGACGAATCAAAACCACTTTTGTCTTTACCAGAGTATATCCGATGAACATCTTCAGTAACATCAAAGGATTTATCCTGCCAGGAATATGACTCAAAGTCTTTGTACATTTGTTCTACTAAAGATGTAGTAGGCACGACGATTAAAACCTTTTTATCCATTTCATGGTTTAAATAATGCCGCATCATCATGTAGATAATAAGAGATTTTCCTGACCCAGTTGGAGAAATTAGTATTGCTCTTTTATTTTGAATTCCGTGAACAAAAGCGTCGAACTGATAATCTCGCGGATTAATAAATTTGTCCTTTATACTTATTTTTGAGCCTTTAATAAATTCTTCTAATTGATCCTTTTCAAAGAATTCAGCGTTCTTCATTGACTCATCATGTACAAGTTTGTATCCACGCTCTTGGCAAAATTCAGCTACACGCTTCATTAAACCATATGGAATAGTTTGTGACCGAGAATCGAAAAGCCGTATTTTACCATCCCAAAGTTTATTTCTATAAGCTGGCATAAACTTATAGCCTTCTGCAAAAAATGTAAAATATTCGCTAAGCTCCATTAGAATACCAGAATCATCTGATCTAAGGATAACTTTTGCCTCATTTTTCTTATACGCAGTTATCATTACATGCCAGAAGTAAACTTCTTAAATTCCAATATATTTTTTACATGGGTGTGCCGCCATCTAATATTGCCCATGATTTCTTCCAGAGTTTCAACAATTGTTTTCTGGTAATCAATTTGTGCTTTTATTTTTACAAGATCTTTGTCAGTTGAATAGTACATATCCATATCAGACTTCATAGGCTTAGACATGCCATCAAATGGATCATATTTCCATTTGTTCTTATCCATATCATCTTTAGTCATCTTTCCATTGTAGTAAAGCCACTTATCTTTTTTCATAGATACATACTCCATTTCTTTTTTCTTAAGCATTAGTTTTGACATAGAAAAAAGCTCTAGGTATTTTGCGTGCAATTTGGAAGATTTAAGCGTCTCGTCATCAAGGCATACGTCATCAATAACAGCATCCTTTTTCCACATCATTAAAATATCATTCAAATTCATCATATAGTATTATTTATTACTATTTTATGATTAGGAATTCGTCGTATCTAAAGGCAACATCAGCCTGTGCATATTCTACATCGTTTGACTGTACGTTAAAATCTACACCGCTTAAAGAAGTAGGAAAGGCATTCTTAAATTGAAATTGTTTATTCACAGTATTATGACTAGACATAACTGAAAGAATCATATCAGCAACTTCATACTTTTCAGTATTATCCTTCATCCAATTATATATTTCTGTATAGTTCTTCATATCTTCGTCAATAGCGAACCTTAAACTCAATCCTCCAAATTGACGAGTCTCGCTTGTTTGATATGAAATCCCTCCTCTAAAATTCATTTGAACTTCACCAGCACTAATCTCAGGTATACCAAAGTTCGTTATAAAGTACTCGGTATTAGCATACTTCTGCCGATTAATTGTAAGTTTAAAACCAACAGGAGAAAGAAGATTCGTGTTAGATGTTAAATTATTCTGAGCCATACATGTATTTATACAAAAAAGAGGGCCCTCTTTCAAGGACCCTCTTAAATTTAGGTTTTTAAACCGCCGTATTAAACAAGTGTGTTAATGTTCTTAACGCGGAATGTACGGAAGTATGGGTTACTATTAGCAGCACCAAGACCATTAAGTGTAACCATTGGGTTAGCAACAAGACCGTAACGTGTCTTAAATGCAATCTTCGGCTGGAAGTTGTTCTCTCCAACAGCACGAACCATAGTAAGAGGAACGTACGGGCAGTAGAACACACCAGCGTCATATGGGGAAGTTCCCTTATAACCAACAGTGGCGTAGTCAGATGTAGCATATGGGTCAACATACACTTTCAGGCTTCCATTGAGTGTACCAGCAAATGTATTACCAGCAGCATCAACAGCAATTTCACCTTCTCCGCCAAACTTAAGTTGACCACCAGCAGCAAGTGCAGAAGCAACGTTGCTTGAGCAGATAACGAAGTTACCCTTACCACGACGTGTTTCTAATGCAATTTGGTTGGCTTCCTTCTCGATCTGGAAGATCAATGACTGGAATTTCTCAACAGCCCAACGGCCGTCGGCTTGTGTCTTAAGGTCAAACTCGTGTTTAACACCAATACCAGCTTCCTTACCAGTAACAACGATGTTACGGATAACCTCACGGTTGATTTCCGCAAGGATCTCACCGGAAAGGATGTTAGCAAGCTCAGACTCAGCATCAAGGCCGTGAACAGCTTTGAGGTCTTGAGCAAGCTCCATGGTGTACTCAGCTTTGAGCTGACGAGTCTTAGCAGTAACAGTCGACTTTTCGATAGTGAAACCCATATTCGCAAGCGAAGAGGAAGCTTCACCAGTAGCTGTAGTGATACCAGTTCCTGTAGTGATAGTAGCAGGGGAATCAAAGAGTCCCTTAGCGCTCTGTGTACCAGCACCAGAGAAGTCTGTGTCAGCCTCATTGAAGAGTGCTTCAGCATCAGACGTCGCGATTGCATTTGAAGCGTGACCAACACGAGCCTTCATTGCGAAGATGAGACCAGTAGGACCAGACATAGGCTGGACACCAGCGACATCATAAGCGATGAGGTTAGGCATTGCACGGCGAACCAATGAGATAAGCACTGGATCAGGGTTAACAGCAGCAGACGTTTGGGTCTGTCCCTCGCTTAAAACACCGAATGAAGATGCGGCAGACTCCTCACGGAGTGCAACTTCAGTGTTCTCGAGTAGTTTGGCTGTAACAGCCTTCTTATAGCTATCAGTGATAGCGGGAGCGTCAGCGTGCTCAAGCACGGGAGCCCATTTTTGTAGTTCTTTTTCTGCGTTTAGCATAATAGTTTTTCTTTCTTTTGTTGTTTGGTTGGGTTATTTGAAGCGAGAAAGAGTTGAAATATAGCGTTGCATGTCACCAGACAACTTGCTATTAGGATCAATTTCTCCCTCGACGATTGTTTTTACGTTAGTTGAATCAGTTGATTCAGTAATGACTTCTTCTTCTTTCGAATCAGAATCTGAGAAGAATCCTTCTTTAATTACAGCTACCTTAGATGCAAATGTATCTGCATCTACAAAGTCAACTTCTTCAATAAGAGAAGAGAGTTTAGCGACTTGCGTGGAAGCCAAATCAGTAGTAGCCTCAGAAAGAATCTTTTCCCGATGAAGACTTTCAAGTTCTTCAGCAAGAGTAACATTCTTTTCCTCAACATCTACGAGGGATTCTTTAACAGAAGCAACTTCCTCTGAAAGTTGATCAACAAGATCAACCTTAGAATCAGGTACTTCGATGTAGTGTTCTGTGAAAACACCTTGAAGAGCTTTCATGAAGTTTTCTGTGATGTCAGTGCGAAGCTTGTTATCAACAAACTCCTGGTTTTCTTCGATCCAAGTTTCTACCACATAAGAAAGATAATCATCAATCTTAGTGACGAGAGACTCACGAATGTAGCCTACTTCTTCTTGAAGATCGTTCTCATATTGAGCTTCAAGAGATTCTTTGATCTCGACAACACGGTTTGCAATAGCACCTTCAAACAGAGTAGCAACCTTAGCTTTAAAGCCTTCGGTCAATTCCTGTTCAGAGTCGGCAAGAACTTTAAGATCTTCAGCATAGCTTTCAGTCTCAAGTTCCTCATGCATACCACCGCAAGAATCTTGAATAGCCTTATAAGAGGCAGTCAATTGATCCTTTTTCATAGCCTTAAGTTGACCATACATTGCGTTGATAATATCTGCCTTTGTCTTTGGCACTTCTACTTCACCTTCATCTTCACTCACATTAATACCTTTATAAGCACTAACGAGTTGTGATTTCTTCATGCCCTTAAGAGCATCAAAACTTGCAGCAAGATAACCTGCTTTAGTTTTAACACCTGGAAGGCTAACTTCTTCTACTTCATCAGAGTCGTCGGCAGATTCTTCTACCTCTTCATCTTCTTCAGCAGATTCTTCTTCCTCTTCCTCGGGATCTTCTTCTTCTGTCTTGGCTTTAGCTTCTTCCACTTCTTCTGAATCGTCTTCTGACTCTTCTTCTGTCTTGGCTTTAGCTTCTTCCATTTCTTCTTCATCATCTTTAGAATCGTCATCTGACTCTTCTTCGGATTCATTCTTCTTGGCTTCGCCTAGAAGTGCGTCTACGACGGCTTGAGTTAAAGTTTGACTTGTATCCTCAGCAACTTCTTCAGGATTATCCTGCACAAGCTCCTGATTCTCAACAAGGTCCTTTTCCTCTACGTCTTCTATAATTTGGTTTTCTTCTGACATATTTTCTTGTTTTAATTTAGAGTTTGGAGAGGAAATCATTGAAGATCCGTTCCTGAGCTTCGCTTACGCGCCCAAGTGGAACTTTATTAATTTCAGTCTCATATTCTTCAATTTGCTGAGGTTTGAGAAGACCATTCTCCCAAATCCATTCAACACCTTCCATAATACCTTCAACGAAGGCGGAAGGAGCAGAAGGATCTTGGACAATATCCACAGTAGAAAGAACGAAATCGTCCTTAACATATGTTTTGCCTTCCTTTTGCTCAACAGTACCCATACCACGGCTAGAGACACCTAACTTACATCCACCTTCAACGAGACCTTTCACGATTTTGCCCATTGGTGTATCAAGTATAAGTGCCTTTCCAACAACATTATTACCATCCCAATTAAGTTCGGTAATTCTGTGTGAAACTTTATCTAAGTTAATTGCTGGTCCTTCGGGGTGATTCAACTCACCAACTGCCCGACCAGTTTTAACTTGTTCTTTTACATATTTTCCGCACGCTGATTCTAACACAGCTTTGGGGTAAATACGTTTATTGCGGTTTTGTTGCTCCGCTTGCATAAAAATTCCTTCAATGAAAACGTTCTTTTCACCGTTATCTTTCGCTTCAGTAATATACTCAAGCTTATCTAAATGTTCCGTAATTAATTTCATAGCTTTTATCCGTAAAAACCTAGCTTAGTAAATAGGACGTTAGTATTTGCACCAGTTCCTGCGGCTGCAGTGGATGCGAAAATTTGGTCCGCGATGGCTTTACGAACTATGATGTTACTTTTAGTTGGAACATAAAATGAAGCATAGCGCGTTCCGGTTGTTCCTGTTTCTATATGTACGTATGCTGCAGCAGTACCAATATTTTGTACTAGTACTTGTTGAGCTTCACTTACATTTGATGCTCCAGCAGTAAGCGATGCAGCTGCTGCTACTGTTAATGGTTCAATTTTCATTTTTTTATTATTGTGTTTAGTCTTCCATCCCTATTGATAGCGCAGAGATAGCATCACGAAGATTGTCAAAGTATTCTACAGAATCTTTACCTCCATCAAACTTAATTTTACCTTTGTCAAAACTAAACTCAATTTTAGAGCCGCCAAAATCTGCAACACTGCCTTTAACTTTTGCACCGTTTTTAGCTATAAATTTCAAAAGCTTAGCAATGTCTCCGCTAGAAGCTTCGTTAATTTCTTCTTCAACTGATTCTTCGAAAGTTTCAGAGCTTGTAGATTGCTGGTTATAAATTCCTGCGGTAATACCGGCTTTACGAACATCCACAGCTTGATCCATCTTTTGTTTTATTGCGCTACTAAAATCTTCCTGCGAAGCTGTATTAGTAACAATACTTTTAAATAATTCTTTAGCAATATCACTCATATTAATACTATTTATAATTTTTTTGTTTTAGAGATTTAAATATCTTCATCTTCAAATTCATCACCTTCATCTCCTGAACCTTCTTCTTCAATTTCTGCGTCTAAACGCATAATATCTTCATCTGATTGTTTAAGTATAACTGTACGCACGTACTTGTCAGAGATATATTTACCAACAATATCTTCGAGCATCTGTGACATTTCTAAACGTTCTCTAAGGATTTCAAATTCCTTTAATTCAGCAAAATAGTTATCTTCAAGGAAGCTAATGTTAATAGATTCTTCGATGTCGCCCCAATCTTTTTCGGTAATAACACCTTTAAGGATGAGCTGTATTCTCAAAGCATCCATTAACATGAAAGAAAACTTCTTCCTTAAACGATCGATAAACTTTTGGAATTTAACTTCTTCTCTTGAAACTTCACTTGCACGGCCGACACTAAAAGCGTTATCCTGTTCTAACCTTGCAACAGGAACGTTAAGTGCTCGGTACAGCTTACGTTGGAAAAACTGTACGTCTTCAATCTGACCCAAGTTTTCTCCACCACCAAGTGTAGTAATCTCGGTTCCTCTTCCTCCCTCTCGTCTAGGGAGATAAAAATCCTCAAGCATTGACATATGTCTACGATCATCGCTAATATTTCCAGTATTTGCATCATACACAAGCTTATTTCTATAACGAGAAACAACTTGCTGAACGTATTCTTCGGCCTTACCTTTTGGAAGGTTACCAACATCAATATAAAAGATTCTTCTTTCTGGTGCGCGTGAAACACGATATACAACCAAAGAATCTTCCATATAGCGAAGCTGATTAGCTAGCTTCATTGCTTTATGAAGGTGGCCAACTGTTCGGATCTTATCAGGATCCATTATTCCAGAATTAACTTGGATAATAGCATCATTAGCAAACTTAATCCCATTTAATTTATCAACAGCATTATTTCCAAGATCAGGAGAATACACGTAATATTCGTCTACAACCTTTTCATATTCCAATCCTGTCTTTGAGTCAGTTTCTTGTTTTACTTCCCTGACTTTATTGATGTGTGTCGATTCAACTGGCCGAAGTTCTATAATACCTTTCTGAGGATTATTGGGATCAATAATTACATTAAAATACGATTTACCATCGACATACCAATTACGAAAATACTCTGAGGCATTTCTATTAAACTTGTAGAGTTTTAGCACACGGTTAAACTCTTTAATTATTTGTTTCTTTACATTGTTAGGTAAGTCTAAATCACTCATAGATAAATCAACCGGAGAAGATTGATCTGATGATGCAATCGCGCTATCAACAATGTCAGAGACAGCCGCATCACACTCAGGCTGCATTGCGGTTTCACGGTATTTACGAATTAATTCGTGGTCAGAAACCGTGTCGGTATTTGAAAGATCTACGTATTGGCCGTAGTAGCCGCCTCCAACTGCCACCGTTGATGAAGACTCATCGGTCGGCTTAGGTATAGGTGAGATCGCTTCAACACTATTCTGTGGTGAAACTTTTTTACTAATTTCAAATCCAAATAAATTTATCGCCATAATATATTATTTATAATAAAAACTAGGGAGGGTTTGGACCTCCCTAGTTCTATTGTTTTAACTTGTGGTGTTTGACTCCCAATACTGATAAGCAAATTCAACAGTGAATTCCTCAATAGTATCAGCAGAGTCGTTACTTACTTCAATACTTGAAACATTTACTGGCCATGCCGATCTAAATGTATAAGTTTTGATAACGTTCCCTGCTTTATCAAGCTGATCAACTGCGAGATCAGCCTCGTAATCAGATGGGTTTGTTAAACCACCATTTGATACGTGAGAGTTTATTCCATTCTGCCAACGCTCCATTGCGTCGCGAATTTCAAACCCTGTATCATTAATAATTGTTACTGACCAGTTTTCGTATGTACGATCACCGGCTATTTTCATTTGACGTCCACGATAGGGAACATCAATCTGACCAACAACGCTGGCTGGAAGTTGTGCGGATTTACACATAAATTGTGCAAGTTCGCTATCTCCTGCAGCGTACGCTGGGAAAGCAATGGTCGCCTTAAAAAGGTTTGCCCTTGCTCCACCACCGATAAGTTTTGCTTTAAAATCGTCTACTGTTGCCATAATAGTTTTTCTTTCTTTTTGTTATTTATTAGTTACCAGTTCCAACGATCTCAGAGAATTCAACACCTGTTCTTGTTGCAACAAAATTCAAAGTAATGAAGTTGATTGAACGAGCAGGCTTAATGTAAATATCTGCAACAAACCGATTAGCGTCAATCACTGTTCCTGTGTTATTTGTTTCGTCACAAACAACTAGAAAATCAGTAATACCGCGTCTTCCTTTAACATCCCTGAGGAATGGTTCGGTCATGTTCCTGAACATTGCTCTCGTAAACTCATCGTTGAGCTCAAAGAGTTGGAATTTAGATGCTGTAGAGATTGCTTTTTCAAGAACCACGAACAACCTACGAACGTTAATACGATCAAAGGCGGATGGTTTACTCTGTGCAGTCTTATCGCCAAATAACAGAATTCCTTGACCAGGCTCTGAAATAATTGGGTTAATACCTGCTTTATAAAGCGTGTCTCTATCTGATTTAGTTGGGTTCCACTTAAGCTTAGTTACTCCAAGAAGATTTCCGCGGTTGTAACCAGCTGGTGAGAACCATGGATCGTTAGTATCATCAGTCCTCGCGCAAAGTCCAGCGATGTGGCCGTTTGCAGGAATATAACGGAAAGTATCATTATACTTATTATACACATAAACTGCAGAGGAATCGAGAACAACATAAGAATCGTTATAATCAAAATCAGCTTTAACAGTTGCTGCACTATTTGCTGATGTGTGTGGTGAAATAAATCCAACACAATCTTTACGTTTTGTACCGCATATATCAACAATCTTGTCACCAATAACAGTCAAACCGTCCGCGTCTACTTCAGCAAACAAAAGATTAATATCAATTGCTTCTGGGTTTTCAAACTGAGTTAAAGCTGCTGTAACGTTTGCCGCATTTGAAGCGGCCGCCGCATTTGTTCCGTCAACGCCCTTAACCAAAGAGAAATGAAACGCGGTGTTTCCCGCGGAGGTAGATGCAATGTTACTGGCATTAAACTTTTTACCGCTTGAACCAGCATTTCCAGGAGATGCATGTGTAGTACCAGTAAACTCTGCAGCAAATGCAGCTTCATTAATAAACACATATTTAGAATCGCGGTTTATAACTGTTTTATAATAGTTTGAACCACCATCTTTAACAGCATCCGAGTACAACGAAAGGCCTTCATAGATTTCTAGGATTGTGCCTTTAACACCACTAAAGACTCCATCTTCGTCAATAATGGCGATATGAATTTCGTCTAGAGCATCAGAAGCTACATTAGCAGCAGCCCAAGCAGTTGTTGAAGCTGCAGAACTAACACTGTTATCTAGAGTAGTGTCGCCGAAACTGCCTGTGTTAACAATATTAATCGCAAATTTAGTCTGTAGGCTATTGCCTGCAGTTCCTGGACAACGAGCTTGAACAACACCGGGTTTAGTCCCGTCAAAAGTTATTCCAGCAAAGGCCTCGTCATTGTTGATTAGTTTTACTGTTGTGTCCGCACCATGTCGAGATCCAGCCGCGTTTCTTGCGGTGTCTGGACACGCTCGTGAAATACGAAGTGTATTGCTATATTTTAAAAAGCTTGCGGCCTGTAGAAATGAAGTATAGTTATCGTACTGACCACCAGTGGTTGTATCCACCGGAGCTCCGTATTCATTAATTAGTTCCTTCTCAGAAGATACCAATTTTACTTCTCCTACAGGACCCCAGCTGAAGTGACCTGCGAATGCACCGATCGATGTCGATACTGCGGGGATCACATTTGTCAAGTCTATTTCCTTGACCTCTACTCCGGGTGATACCTGAAATGCCATAATAGTTTTTCTTTCAATGTGTTATTAATAAGTTTGTTCATTACAAGATAGTTTCAATAATTCTATTTATACAACAATGAGTTTACAAATCGTGCCACGCTTTAACTTCGTTAACTAATTCTTCGTGTTTATTCCCAGTATCTGCAGAATTGCTTATAACACCAAATGGCGGAACATCATTTTCAATCTGCTCCATCTTTTCTTTGAATAACATTTCTTTTAAATCAACTGTTGATATATCACCAAATGCTTCCGATGATACAAACCAAGCGAACATAACTAAATTCATTACTAAGTCGTCATGGTTACCAGAACTAGCTTCATAAGAACTTCCCTTTACCTCAAACGTTGAAAGCTCCAATATTGTGTGTTCGTCAATAATATTAAGCTTACCTAATTCTATTAAATCTTTCAGGTTTGAGCAGCCAATCCGCTTAATACGTTTTGTCATCATCACACCAATGCCATTCTTACGGACACTCGACTCCACAAACATATTTTCATATTCATGCTCATAATAAACATCGTTACATACAACCATTCCCGCATCGTTATTTTCAATAATAACTAAAGCTTCGTTATATTCTCTTGCTACTCTTACAATAATATCTCCAAAAATCATAGGAGATATCATGTTATCTCTATATGTAGCAACTTGTCTAAATTTTCCAAATGTCGAATCTATAACAGTAATAGTCGAATAATCTTGTCCTCGACCTTTTGAAACATCAACTGTCATTACATATTGATGATCTTCCTGAGGATCTTCGTAATATTTTACGCCTCTATGATTTCTTTCAGGAGAATGCATTTGTAAACCTAAAAGAGTATTAGATGAAATAAGAGTATTTGACGTTCCAATAAAGCTGTTACCAAACTCTTGATCAAACTGAAGTTCTGATGTATTAGCAATAGTCATTGCTTTCCATACCTCATCTCGCCCAGGAACATCCCACCAATCTACTCTAAATGGTGTAAATTCGTTCTTCTTTTTCTGTGCACCTTCCCATAATCCACAAAATATGTTTCCAATACCGTTAGCAGTAGATGTAATAATAACCTTTGTTTCTTTACCTGCAGAAACCACGGGGTAAGTTGAAGTATAAAATTCACTAGCATTCTCAACAAAAGCAAACTCATCAAGGAAAAGAAGGTTTACCGAAAGGCCTCGAATAGAACTAGCTGATGTAGCTGCAGCGATAATCTTTGAATTGTTCGAAAACTCAATGGATCCTTTATTAAGAGCTTTGCACCCTGGTTGTAAGAAAAATGGAAGATTCTCAAGTGCAAGAGTAATGCGGCTTAGCATTTCCCTCGCGGTAGACCCTTTGTTCGCAAGTATAGTAACAGTCTTTTCGGAATTAAAAAGAACATACCATAGAATATAGATCACTGATGAAATAGATTTTCCTGATTGTCGACATGCAAGAACTATATTAAAGCGATTGTCATTAAACTGTTTGAACATCTTCTTCTGATACTCATAAGGTTTAAATGCCACTAATCCGTCATCAAGTGATATAACCTTTACGTATTCTTCAGCAAAATATATAGGATCATTCGTACATTTAACATACTCTTCAACTTCGTCAGCTGAAAATGCTGTTTGTAAACCATCCTTTCTCACAAGCGGATTACCCATGTAACCGCCATTACCATTTATTAAACTATCAGACATCTATAGATTCATCGCTGTCTTTATTCTTTTTAAGATATTTTTGTAACTCTGTAGTTGATCCAACGAAGATAGAATTGTTTGTCGTTGTACTTGAAGGACCACTTTTTTCCTGTGTAATATCTTTCCGTGTCTTTTGCAATTTAACAAGATCTTGTGACATCTCACTCGTATGTTTTATCATTGTAGACAAAACTTCAAAAGCTCTAGGATGCTCTGAATCTGAAGCAAGTGCCATCATGTGATTTATAGCTTCACAAGATTGATCGATTAAAGACTTCATCTTGTCTCGAGAATACTCGATATCAGTCTCTGTGTCGTTTACTATTTGAGAACTAGAAACTTCTATTTGTGGTATTTCCGTTATTTCGAGCTTTTCTTCAGCGTCTTCACTATTTTCATCTTCACGATCCATGATCAAAACCAAATGTGGTTGTTATAGTATCAGTGTCGTCCAAAGGAGCACTGTCACTGTTTGCTACTGCAACCCGAATATTTTCATTATTAACACCATACGGATTAGTTGTTTTTAAAGCAGTGTTGACATCATCAAATAAGAATGTATCGACAGTTCTTATTAGTCCCTGTTTATTAACTCCGCCAGCAAACTTTACTTTCATGCTAAAATCAAGAGTGTATAAGATAGTTCTCCTAGTTTCAAAATCACCTTCGTAATCATCGTTAAGAGAAAGAGAGTTCAATATAATAGGAACATCAGTCGTTGTGTTAGCTCCTTCAAGGTCTTTTATGCTTACAGTATATTCGGGAGAAAAAGTAGGTAAAATTTGTTCTACTATTTGTAATGCTTCATCTTGATTAAGGGCATATACATTTAGTTGCATTCCTATAATATAAGGAACACTTTGATATAGTGTATTAACATTATTCTTATCTCCTTCAATAGGAATAAACTTTTTATTAAAGCGGCTTAACTTACTTTCGTTATCATACTCCATCGAAGTTATTTCAAAACTTATTCGCGGGAGTTTAATCGCTATTGTTTCTGCGGTTGAACCTGATGTATCAGATTGAATGCGAGCCAAAAACTTTTTCCTTGGTCCGTATGCGACAGGAACTTTTTCTTCTGTAGCTCCTGGCCTTAAAATTTTAATGTTATTAAACAGAGTGCCAAAGACAGCCACGGACTTGCGTACTGTTTTATTGTAAAAGTGTGTTCCGCTTAACATATCTTAGGTTATTATATTTGGCATTCCAAATGGATTGCTCTTAGTAAAATCAATAAATGAATTGCCTTCTGTTTCAAAATCTGTATTGTCCGCGTAAGGATCATTGTCATCAATTGTGCTAAAAGAATCAATTGATGTAATTGCATAAGAAGGATTAGGCGAGTTTTCTGATCCTGTCACGTTTCCCCAGCTTCCTGCAGTCTTAACAAATCCCTTATTGCTATTGTCACTAGCCCTTTGATTAACAACATCAATATAGTTAGTTCCAACAGCAGCAACTTCTCCAGTAATCGTAGTTGTGCTGTCAGTTTGTTTAGCATCTTCACCAACAGCAAATGTACCACTACCACTTCCTAAGTTCAAGCGTGTGCGTGTTGCGAAATTCAACTCAAATTTATCTACCTCTGCAACTCCAGTATCAATCTCTTGGTTGTTGTACTCAAACTGCTGACAAGAAAGTTTAAACGTAGGAATGTTTTGTAGCTGATAAAAAGGAGTCTCATCTTCAACATAATTAATCTCGAATAAACCATTAACAAGAGGAAAGAATATCAAATCTCCTTCTTGAGGCCGAACCTCTACAGGATCTTGGAAACGCGAAACTAACTGTTGCCATCTCCTATCTGATACAATAAGATTTACACTATCCCTTATTTCTACACCAAACTTTGAAAGAAGATCACCTTCTCCACCAAAGCCATCAGTGTTTTCAACGTACATTTCAATCTGAAACGCTTCACCAAATTTAGACAACGCATCTTCGTTAAATATAGAATCTGTGTTTACAATACTCCTAGGAATATAGAAAACGTCATGACCATAAATCTTAAGAGCCTCTATAGTAATGTCTTCATAGAGCCTCTGTTCAGAAGTTGCTCCTTGACTAAAATATACATTCCTTGGCATCTTATCCTATAAAATCTAGTGGTGGTAATTCGTGTTCAAGACGAATCTTTTCTTCAAGCTTTTCGAGATCAGTAATAGCATCATCGTAAATAGCACGGCCATTCATCGTAACACCACCTGGCAAAACCATACCTTCAAATTTAATAAGGTTTAATCCCCATTGCCGTTTAACAAGAGCAGTCGCATACTTTTTAAGAAACATGTCGTTGTATACTCCAACAAATGTTTCTGGATCGACTGAACTATATCCATCAAACACAACATAATTTCCTACTCCAAGATCTTTTAGCGTATCTGTATGAAAGTTTACTCTGCTTTTATGCCGACTATATTGGATCATTTCGTAAACACCATTAACGTTTCGATCGATTAACGAAAGATACTGTTTAGTTAACTCATAGTTAACAATACCACCAAATGAACCATTCATATCTAATATGTCATTCATATGCAACTGGTAGTCAACAGAAAAAAGGGATGTTCCAGAATTACTATTGCTTATATTAAATACATTATTAATCGACAAGATATTTGCTCCAGCTGCCAGAGAAATATACCCATTATCGATATCAGTTTGAGTCACTTGATGCTTAAGAAGATTACGCACTACTGCATCGCTATGAAATTCCTGATAAAATTGAATTGCTTCATCAACGCGATCTTCAATTTGATCATCATCAACGTTGATTTCGATAACAGGATGGCCTAATGCCCTCAAGCAATAATCGATAAGTTTTTGTCTTGTATTTGGTATAGCCATATAGTCTATTTATACTATTTTAAGAATAGCGATTGACAAAACATTAAGTGTTTATTCTGAAACACCCCTTAACTATAATAGGTTATTTCTTAGTCTCTTCTTCCTCTTCAACAGGAGTCAATTGGTCTTTAGCTTGCTCTTGAAGCTTATTGACAATAACAGTAGCGGCTTCAGCAACCTTAAGGCCTTGTGATTTAACTGCTAAGTCGATAAGATGAAAAAGCGCCTGCACCTCGTTTTCCTGTAATGATAGTTTAATTTCATTCATAATTTTTAATAGTGTTTTAATTATATAACACACGTCATGTGCTGTTCAGAATTTATTTATATAATTCTTATTCCTCAGATTCTTCTTCAGAAGTCTCTTCAGCGGCAGCTCCTTCAACCTCTCTCGCCTCAACTTCAGGGACAGTTTCAATCCAAGTCTTTAATGGAGAAACAGCAGAAACAATAGCCTCCATAGCTTTAGCTACTTCAGGAACATCGTTAACACACTTCCAAAAGGTTTTCTCTTGGTTGTGCATACCATCAACATTTAAATACTCAACCCCTTCATTATCCAAACTTAAATGAATAGCCTCTGCCCCTTCTGTGTCATCATAAGGAACCAACTCAATATGTATTTGACCACCATTATTGCCTTCAGCGTCCAGCTGTGGGCAGTGGATATTAATATTACGAACCCAGACGGAATCAAAAGTTTTTTGAGAAATCGCTGGGACTGTGAATGAAGATGAACGTGAAATAGCCATATTTTTATTTATATGATATAATAC